AGAGAGTCTGATGAGGCGGTGAAGTAGTGGAAGGCGGTACGTTGCTTTGTGCTGGTTAATCAACCACTTGCCGTTCGAGGGCCGCTCTCGACCAATGCACGGCAACGTACCCGCCTGACACGTTTCTTACACAGTCACTTGCGGTGCTTGGCGACTTTCTTGGCGATGGTCTTGGGCTGAGCCACGAACTGCTTGCCAGCCTTGTTGCCTTCGGCCTTGGCCTTGTTGGTTGCAGCCTTCTCCGCTGGGGACAGCGACTTCCACGCGGCGTCAGGCAGGTATCGCTTCTTGCCCTCAGAGGGCGAGCCATCGCTGGTGCGCCACTTCTGATCGGTCCAGCGCTTGAGTGACTTCTGTGACTCTTTCACTTCTTGCCCTTCGGTGGCGTTTGGGTGAGCTTCTGGCTCTTGGCCGAGTGCTTCGCTCCCGTGTGCAGTTCAGCTCCCATCTTGTGGGTTGGCCCGACATACTCTTTGCCGTTGGGCAGGTAGTGCTTTGCGTTCTTGCTCATGATTTGTAACCTCCACCTTTCGCTTTGTACTCTTTGGCCAGCATCTGCGCCTTGCGGGCAGACCACTCGCCTGGGTCACCACCTTTGCCACCGGCCTTGATCTTCTCGAACAGGGACTTGCGCATGCTGGGCTTGGTGTAGTTCCCCGCCTCGTTCACCTTGGACTTTGTCTTGGTCATGGTCACTCGCTTTCAATCAGGACCGGCTTCAGCGCGGGGCTGTTCTCGAGCAGGGTGCGCACGGCACGGGTGACGATCTCCTTCTCCCGCGCACGAGCCTCGTTGATCATCTTCACCTTGTCCTCGCGAGACATCGACTCGTCGCGCTCCACGTTCTTGCGGTACTCGCGCAGGTCCTGGATGCGGCTGTCGGTCGTGTCGAGCACACCCTTGGCACCGCCCAGACCTGGGAAATCGGCAAGGATCTTGTCGCGGCGCTCGGGGTTGAGCTTGAAGTCATCGTACTTGGTGGCCACGTACTCCTTGGCGCGGCGGTACATGCCGAAGTCGTAGCTCTCGGGAACCTTGGCCGTGAGGCGGTCAACCAACGGGATGGACGCCGACTTGGTGTCGTAGCCCAGTGCGCTCTTGGTAGCCCACGAAGCGAACTTGTAGCTCTCGGAAACCAGGCCTGGGATGTACGAGCTGATCAAGTGATCCACGATGCCGGGGTTCACGTCGATCGCGCCAGGGTTGACGTAGTCGCCACCGGTTGCACGGTTCAAGCCCTTGAAGATGCCAGCCGAGATCGGGGACGCCGAGTCGAATGCCATCTCCGCGTTGGGTCGCTTGCCACCACCGAAGAGGCCAGCCTCTTTGACGATTGGAGCGCCGAAGCGGTTCTCGTTGAGCATGATCTCCAGCAGCGGCAGAGCAGCCGTGGGCGACAGGCCTTTGAAGACCGTGCCCAGGTTGGAGTTGGACGACAGGCCAGCGCTACCGATGGGCGAGAAGCCCTCGAAAGCAGACTGAGCGATACGCTTGGCGCTCGTTGCAGCTGGTTGAGCGCCAGCCCACAAGGTGTCGGCCATGAACACGCCAGCGGCGAAGAAGGCGTTCCAGCCATAGGGCACAGGGATGGCAGCACCAGGCACGTCAGGCGACAGGATCAGCGTAGTGGCTCGCTTGAACACGGGCACCTTGTCGATCTTGTCGATGCCGTCCTCGTCCTCGCCACCCATTGCGCGACCGATCACGCTGGAGATGAAGCCCACAGCAGCCATGCCCATTGCGATCTTGCTGAACGTCTTGGGGTTCTCGGATGCGAGCTTGACCAGCTTGGCCGAGCCCTGCACAGCGGGGTTGAAGAACAAGTACATGTTGCGCATGAACTTGGAGGAGCCGCGCATGTTGAAGTTCACCGTGATCTCGCCAGCGTACTGAGCGGCCTCGTCCCTCGAGTAGCCGTTGTCGCGCATCACCTTGTAGGCGGCGAGACGTGGGGCCAGTTCGATTGGGATGTTGAACTCCTCGAGCTTGTCGGCTAGGAACTGACCAACCTTCACGATGTCGCTCTTCTTCTGAGGATTGATCATGTCCTCGATGGCGCTGACCTGCTTCTCCAGACCTTGAAGGTTCAGGAAGCTGGTGGCACCACCGGCCTCACGCATCTCGCGGAAGGCGCGGATCATGTCTGGGTCTGCGCTGTTGCCGCGACGGCCATCAGTGGCGTAGTGGAACGTGGCCTTCATGGCGGCGGGGATGGTCTTGACCATCTCCTTGGCCATCTGTTTGGTCACGCGCTTGTCGGCCACCGAGTTGTAGTACAGGGTCTGGGCGTCACGCACGAAGTTGACCAGCACCCACACTGGGTTCCAGGTGGTGAGCATCTGACCGACGATGCGGTTGTAGCGGCCCAGCGCCCGAGCCACGGTGGAATCAGCCTCGGATGGGTAGATCGCGCCGTGGATGGCATCGGCAAACGTGCCCTTGCCCGTCTTCTTGAACTCAATCGTGACCGGGCGACCGTTCACATGGACGACCATCACGTTCTTGTTGCGGATGTAGGTCTCATCCATCTTCTCGGTGACCTCGCCGTTCTCATCGAGCACACGCTTGTACGCCTGCTTGTTGATGGAAACGAAGTCGGGGTCGTAGTTGACCTCGAACATGGCCAGGATCTTCTGCTTGACGCGGTTCTTGCTGGAGTTGAGCACAGCAGCCTCGGCCGACTGGATGGTGCGGGCCAACACGTCGGTGGCCATATCGCCACGACCGAGAGCTCGCTTGTCCTTGCGGGTGGAGAACTTGCTGCTGCCAGCCAGGACGGCCAGGTCATCGAATGCGTCTAGGCCTTCCTTCACGCCGGACAGGTTCACGTAGTTCTTGTACTGGGCGCGAGCCATGTACTCATCGTGGCTGATGAGGCCAGCCTCTTTCATCATCGCCAGCTTCTGATCAGACAACTGCTTGAGCAGTGCCGAGATCTCTTCGAGCTTAGGCATGAACTTCTCGTTCTGGATGGACTTGAGGAAGTCTTTGGCCTCCTTGGTCCTCATGCCAGAGCCGCCGTCAGGCATGCCCTTATTGATCTTGGCGATGTGATTGTTGCGCTCCTCGGCGTGTTTGGCGACCAGGTACTTGTTGACGGTGTCGGAGTTGGCACCAAGCTTGCCAGCCTCGCCCGCGAGCTCGAGCAGGGGCTTCACGAAGCGGCGGTTCAAGTTCTCCAGCTTCACCGCAGTCTTGCGCTCATGCAGACCTTCGAGGTCACGGGTCGGGTCGAAGGCGTCAGACATGCGACCCTTGGAACGCAGGTACGAGGCGACCTCGTGGACGGCCTTGTACTCGTTCTGGAAGAAGATGATCGCGTTGCGCTTGATCAGTCGGCCGTAGTTCTTCAAGCCCTCGGCGGTCGTCAAGGACAGGTCGTCCGTGGCGATGCGGAACTCAGGGATCTTCTGGAGGTCCGAGGGGATCTTGTTGTCGATGTACAGGCCGCTGCGCAGACGACGATCGACCTTGCCGCTCTTGCGCATGAGCGCGATGGCATCTTCGAACTCGGTGACGATCGTGGTGTTCCAGCCCTTGCGGATGTCATTGCCGGTGGCAGTGAATACCGCGTAGGTCTGGGTGATCGGGTTGTAGCGGGTGTACGCCGTGGTGTTGCCGTCACGAGAGGAGAACATCTCGTAGGGCAGACGGGCCTCGGCCAAGCGAACCTCATCAGGAGCGCCGTTGAAGATGGTAGGCGCACCCTCTTGCACAGCCTTGCGGGCCATCATCAGGGTATAGCCGATCTCGGCGTCGGTCTTGGCAGACATCCAGCCAGCAACGCGGTTCATGCCGATTTGGCGCAGGCCAGCGATGACCTTGCCCAGCCACTGCTTGACCAGGCCCATCGGCTCATTGGCACCAGCCATGTCCGAGAGCACTTCGTCGATGGCTTCGAGCTTGCCGATCGGCTTGCTGGCCATCAGCGCGTCAGCCTCCGCACGGATGCGGGTGTTGGTGTTGTAGGCCAGCTCGAGAAACGAGTCGAACTTCGCACCCAGGAAAGCCCGCATGCCGTAGTGGCCGTAGGTCTCGTGGAACAGGGTGAACTCAGCGTCGGACAGGCTGCTGATGTGGTCGGAGAAGATGTAGACCTCGCCGTTGACGAACAGACCGGCAGCGCCAGAGTCCTTCGACAGCTTGGACATGACCTGCTCACGGATACCCTCGGGCAGCATCTGCACGTTGGGGACCACGTTGATGCGTGGCGCACCAGTCCACTTCGAGACGATCTTGAGAACGTGCTCGGCGACGATAGAGTTGGTGAGCTCTCCGGAGAACGGGGCACGGCGGAAGCGGTACTCCTGTTTGGCGACCAAGGAGCCAGGGACTGCGGCCCTGCGAGTGCCAGCCTCTTTCTCGGTGGCGGTCTCTTGCTCTGCGGCGGTGGCGGACTCACCCTCGGCGTCCTCTTCGGTACCGGCTTCGCTCATCTCGCGGCCAGCTTCCATGAGGTCAGCCTCGGAGATCATCTCGTCCTGGAGCTGCTCCTCTGCGGTCAGGTCGGTCGTGCTCTGGGGACCGCTGGCTCGCATAGCATCACCGGCATCCTCGACGGTTTCGCCGAAGCCGAACTCGCCACGCTTGAGACCGGCAGGAGCATCAGCGCCGAAGCCAGTGCTTGCGCCGAACTGCGACATCTCAGCACCAGTGGCCGAAACCACGGAGCCCATCATTGCCCGCTGGGCCAGCGAGTCTACGAAGTCAGCGGCGTACTGCTCGGCCTGCTCGTCGGTCAGGATCTCACCCGTCTCGGGATCGACGCGACCCACCAGAACGGAGTTCAGTCGGGCGATGGCGTCCATCACCGCAGGCAGCTCGCTCAGCTCGGCATTGACCAGGCTGGTATAGATGCGCTCACGCTCACTTGGGGTGGTGTTTGGACGGCCTCCTGCGGGAGCGGCTGGCACATCTCGTGTAGTCGTGCGGGGCTTGGCTCGCTTATCGCCACGAGCAACCAGGTCAAAGACCTTGGCCACATCGTTTTTCAGGGCGGCGTTCATCACCTCTGGGATGGCGATGCCGTAGTCAGAAGCCTTGCTCACCTCACTGATTCCTGGGAACAGGTCAAGGTTTTCGCCTTGCAGCTTGCGGCCATCTTTGAGGGTGAAGGTGTAGTTCGAGAAGCCACGATCACCGCTTCTGGAGCGGCCCTCTACGCTCTTGATGTCAAAGACCCGGATGCCGTTCGCCGCAGCAAAGCTCTCAATGGCAATGACAGCCTCGTCCATAAGGGTCTGGGGAGACACAACCTCGGCGGCTGTCGTCTCCTGAACCACCTCATCTCGAACAGGCTTAGAATCCAGCAGGATGGCGTCAGCGTGACCCAAGTTGCGCAGGGTGGTGAAGGCCTCGACCTTGGCGAGCATCATCGACTCTTGCTCAATGGCGGCTTTCTTGCGGGCAACCCACTCTTTGAACTGGCGACCTTCGTCAGCAGTCATCGACTCGAAGATGTCTGCCTCAAGGTCGGGGCGGCGGCGCAGTGCGTAGGCAATGTCCTCGAAGTAAACGGTGTCAGGATCGCCACCGGCGATGGCTCGAACTGCTGTGCGGGTGGACTCGGCCTCGTTGATCGAGTCTGGGTTGCGCACCTGGCTCAAGCGGAAACGGTTGAACAGCAGGTTGGGGAACGCCTCATCGGCAGTGCGACCTTCTCGCATGTCATCAGTCACCTTGCGGCGGCTGCGCAGCGCTTCGCGGTCCTGCTTCCACATGTTGTAGTACGCCACCTCTTCGGCGGTGAACTTAGTGCCAAGGGAACCGGGGTTGGACTTGACCACCTTCTCCATGTTCACCATCCACTCCATGCGGGAAGCGGTGGTGTTGCCGTTCTCGGCCATGAAGTCTTTGAGGCGCTTGCGCACCGACAACTGGCTGCTCGTGTCCATGACGCCGCGAGGAACGCTCATGTTGAAAGCGCGGAAGGCGTCACCCACATCCATGTAGGTGAAGTCGCCATCACGAACACCGCGGTCGATCAGATCGTCGAGCTGGCGCTGAGTGATCTGCTTGTTGCGGAAGTCGGAGACGATGCCCATAGCCGCCTTGGCGCCCTCGAACGCATCGACCTGAGCGTCTTGGTCCTGGTCGGCTTCGACGGTGTCGGCTTCGGGAGCGGGCTTGGTGTCGCGGAAGGAGATGGCCTGGTAGAACTTGCCGAACACAGCGCGAGCCTGTTCCGCTGGCATACCGGCAGACATGGCGTTCTGCGTGACGGTCATCATCTGATCCATCATGCGAGACATGGAGCGCATGTACAGACGGGCACGGCTGGCGGTGGACTTGTCGCGCACACGCCCGAGCTCCTCGACCAGCATGCGGCGCTGATCCATCAGAGCCATCTTAGTGGTGGGCTTGTTGGGCAACTGACCGTCGATGAAACGGTCGTAGGCGTTCATGTCGTTGGTCGCCCACAGGCCAGGGTTCTCGTCCTCCTCGTTGCGAGCGCGGAAAGTCGTGGTCTTGCCACCCTCGGTCACGGTCAGGGTGTCCAGCGCCCTCATCTTGGACTCGACATCGGTGATCTGCTTTTGCAGCATCAGGATGGTGTCTTCGAAAAACTTGATCTGGGTGGCGCTGCGCACGATGCCTTCGAGGCGACCGCGCAAAGTCTTCATCTGCGGCGTTTCGTCGTCGCGCTGGAAGCGCTCAAGACCCAGGGAAGCCTGTTTGCCCTTGGGGAGCTGGTACCTCTCCTTCAAGCCGTACTCGGCCGGGGTGTCCACCTCGTCAGATTTCCGTTCGGCCTTGGCCTGCTTCTTGACGGGCTTCTTCGGCTCCGCCTTTGTGAAGCTCATGCCAGCCGTGGTGACTTCGTCCTCGGCTTCCTTGGTCTCTTCGGCCTCGGTCTTCTCGCGGCCTTCTGAGATCAGGATGGCAACTTCGCCGCCCTTGACGCTATCGACATCGCGATCAACTTCCTTGCCCTCGAACTTGGGCAGCTTCTTGTACGCCTGACGCAGCATGAACGGGGTGACCTGGTCGGCCAGGGGTGCCCAGTCCTTGCTGGCTCGCATGCGCTTCATCAGCTCGCGGACCATGTCCTTGAACTTCACGTATCCAAGATCGGCCAGACGGGTCATGACCTTGGCGATCGCCGGAGGCAGATCCTTGGCGGTGTACTGCTGGCCGGTGATGTTCTTGCGAACAGAGATCACGTCAGCGAACACGTCCGCCAGTTCGGCAGCAGCGTCGAACACGTCATCCTTGGCTCGCTGGATCTCAGGGTTAACCCTAGGTTCAGCAGCTTCTGGGGCTTGCTCTTGTGTCTGGGCGGCGACCTGGTCAGGCGTACCAGCGTCAGGAGAGGCCATAAAGCGATCGCCAAATGCTTGGCTGATGCGCTCTACCTCTGGAGAGATGTCACGCCCAAGCATAACGTCTGAGACAGCGGCTTGGACATTCGCCTTGGGGGTGCTGAAAAACGCATCAACGGCGGCGTCGCCAATAGCCCTTCGGATTGCCCTCTCCTCTGCGGAGTTGGGCTTAGGGCCATCTGCCTTGGAGATCCTGGCGAACTTGCCAGCCTCAACCGCATCCACCTCAAGGAAGTTGTCGTCAACCAGAACGACCACAGAACCAGACCGAGGAGATGTGGCGTTAAACCTGGTTCTCTCTTGATTGACAGAGACCCCAGAGATGCTGATGTCGCCGGTCTTAATGGGGTTTGCGAAAGTCACCGATGTTGATGCGCCGGTTCGGCTGACAGTCATGTCCCCGGAGGTCATAACAGCTTCTGGCGTAAACAGGTTTGCGCCATCACCCTCGGAAAACTGAACACTACTTCCCGCCGTACCAGCATTGGGAGCAAAGCTTTCCACAGCCGCAGGAGCGGGGCTAGAAGGCGCTGTTGCGGGTGCTGGGGTACTTGGGGCCACCACGCGCTCGGCAGGGGCCTCCACGGGCGCAGAAACGGCCTGCGTGGGTGGCGACAGAACGTCAGCCAGTGCCGAAGCGTTGTCAAACGAGCCGGTATTGATGGCCACCTGGATCTGCTCGGGCGGGAAGCCGACCATCTCCATCTGTTTCTGGAGCTTCGCCAAGGCGCGGGTGCGGGTCTTCGATGGGTTGCGGGGCAAGATCGTGCCCAGCGACTCTTCGAAGTAAGCCTCGAGTAAGACTCGGTTGCCGTCGTTGACACGGGCACCACGCAGGGACTCTGGCAAGGATGCCTCGGTCGCCTCGGTCTGGGTCATGCCCTCGGTGGTATTGGGTCGGGTAAACCCTGACTCCGCGTTGGAGACCAGAGCTTCCATCTCGTTGTTGGGCTGGGTGTTCGCCTGGAAACCAGGGCGGCGACCCTGACGCTCTTCGCGCTCAGCGGCAATGGTCTCGGCTTCTGCCTCGAGGGAGGCCACGTAGTTGGAGTCTTCCCAGGCTGCATCGAAGGCGGAGTTCACCTCTTGCTCAGAGGGTGCGCGACGGCGCTCGGCCTTGAAGATGTTGGCCGGGGGCATGTCATTCACGAAACTGGTCAGGGAGAACGCCAGCGAGTCAGTGAACTCTGGGAACGCCTGCATCTCTTGACGAGTGTCATTGAGCAGGTTCGCATCTCCAAGAGCTTCTTGGAACTCGTTCTGGATCTCGGCGCGATCGACGGCTCGCTTGACCAGCTCCTTCTGCTCGGGCGTGGTCGCCTCTTGGTAGAGGACGGCTGCAACCGCTGGCTTGGTCTTGAGGGTCTGGTAGACCTCTTTGAAGCCCAGGGTCTGGACGCCCTCGGGCAAATCACCAACAGGCTCACTTGGTGAGCCACTGGTGTCTTCGCTGGTCAGATTGCCAGTCTCTTCACCGGCAGGCTTCTGGCTGGGCTTGGACTCGGGAGCGTCGGGGCGGAAGGTGATCTGCTTCAGGACGCCGCCAGTCAAGCCGCCGATGACCGCATCCTCAGACACGCCCTCACCCGTGGGCTGGTAGCCCAAGTAGTTGGTCAGTGCCTTCTGGGTACCTTCCTCAGTGCCTTCGGCCAGGATGGCTTTGCCGGTCTGCTTGGCGCGGCCACCGCCGCCACCGAAGATGCCGATGCGGTTCATGATGAAGCTGATGGGCAGGTTCAAGGCAGCAGCCTTGTAGCCTTGGGTCTCGGCGCGAGCGTCGTTGCCGGTCTCCTTGAGCGCGCCCTCGTAGGCTTCTTGTGCGATCGAGGGGGCTTCCAGAGCAGCGCCGACTGCGGATGCGCCAGCAAGAGCCACACCAGTACCAGCGCCAGCAGCGAGCAAACCGCCGCCAGCGAGCATGCCGCCAGCAACGATCGGGAGGGCAGAGCCCACACCGCCAAAAACCTTCTGGATGGTGTCCTGCTCTTTGGGGGTGAGCGCAGCGCCATCAACCTGAGCCTTCTGGCCCAGCTCTTCCATCTTCTTGATGCCGAACTGGCGACCGGCGTACTCCATCGTCACGCCGACAATGTTGGCCATGCCAGCGGCAGCGGAGTCGAAGGTCTGCATCGCGTAGCCGCGATCTGGGTCATCGGTGCCCAACTCCACCCGGCGCTGTCCAACCTGCTGCTCGGTCTGCGCAGCCTCCTGACGGACCCTGGCCAGGCCATCGGGACGGATGTCTTCGGGGTTGGCCTTGTTCGTGCCGACAACGCTGGTGATGGTGTCGTCGATCATGCGACCGATGCCGCGCTTGGGCGGCTCGATCTTGGCTTCCTGGTCGAAGATGGAAACGTACTTGCCCGACTGCACGTCGGTCGAACGGGCCTCTTCGGCCGTCTTGAACATCGCATCGTCGTTGAGGTTGACCCTCTGCGACGAGGTGCTCAGACCGCGGCGGGGTGCTGAATCACCCTGAGAATTTCCAAAAATTGAGTCGTCACTCAGGTTGATCAGCGGCGTGGCCATCGAATTTTCCTTACTTGATTCTTACTTCAGACGAACAATGCCCTCCGGCACCACGGCACGAGCGCCGCCAAAGTCCACCACGTTGAAGCCCTTGAGACCAGGAGCTGGAGCAACTCGAGCTTTGCCGGACTGGATGCCACCGACGATCGTCGCAACGTCGTACTCGGACAGCGACTGGCCAGCGTACTTTTGGGTGGCTCGCCAGATGTTCATACCGGCAGTTGCCTTGGTGTTGAACTCAGCCAGCTTATCCGGTGTTGAGAACTTAGAGTCAAAGCCGAAGGCGGCGGCAAGACCCTTGCGGACATCGTCCTCGTTCCTCTCGATGCGGTCGAGCGCACGGTCCTCGCCAGCGTTGGAACGGCGCAGACCAGCGACAGCTTTATCTCCAGCGATCTGCATGCCGGTGCGCTTCTCGGCCGATGCGCGATCCTTTGCGCCCTCGCCAGCCTGGAACTCCATCTTTACGGTGTCGCGGCCGGTCTGGAACTTGCGCTCTTCGTCCACCTCAAGCTCTTTGAGAGCGAGCTTCAAGGCGTCACCCGTATTCAGGCCCATTGGTAGGTACTGCTTGACCAGCGCCTCACGGCCCACGGTGATGGTCTTCTCTTCGCCACCCTTGCCCATGTAGCGGATGTCAAAGCTGTCGTCAGCCTTGTTGTAGACGCCGCCCATGAGCATGTTGCCGTCCTTGAACAGGCGGTTGTAGACCGGCTTCAAGATCTCGAAGCCTGCCTCGTTGCCCGTCTCGAACATCTTGGTTGCGGCGAACACGCGCTCGGCGTACTTCTCGCGGCGAAGAGAGTCCATCTGGCCTTTGACCGCCAGAGGATCTTTGCCCGCGATGGCGGCTTGCTTGACCAGCAGACCTTCCATCTCGTTGTAGTGGGTGTCGAAGGACTCAACATCATCCAGCGTGGCTGGCTTGAAGTTCATGACCTTGTCGCCGATCTGCTTGGACAGTTCTGCCATCTGCTTCTCACGCTCAATGGTGAGCTCGGCAGACTGCTTTTGCAGGTTCTGGAGACCGCGGCGGGACTCTGCGTCCTCGAGGTCAGACTTGATTTGCTTGCCCTTGGCGTAGCCGCCAACGAAGCCGGTAATTGCTGCTGCGAGTCCAGACATTATCGTTTCCCCTTCAAGCCACGGCGCTGTTTGGCAGCGGGCGTGTGCGTCTTCTTGACGATTGCATCGAGCTTCTTCTTGCCGATGCGCTTGACCGTGTCGGCCGGGAGAACGTACTCACCGTCAGACAACATGGCTGGAACCTGGTCGTCCACAGGTCCGCCAGGTCCGCGAACAGCGCCCTTGCCCTTGTGGATGATCCCGCCGTCAGCCCGCCTCATGCCGTAAGCCGTGCCAGCAGCGCCAGCGAGGTCGCCGATCATTTGCATCTTGGCCATGTGACCCTGCATATTCGAGTTGTACAGGTTGGTCAACATGTTCGCGGAAGAGGCGTTGCCTTGGATTCCGGTGTTGAAGCCCATCCCGACGTTTGACGCGTTCTGGTTCACGTTGGCCATGCCCTGGCTCGAGATGTTCGCCGCGTTGGATGCAGTCGCCCCAGCGTTGGAGTAGTACTGAGCCGCCGTGTTAGGCATGTTGCGACCGAAGTTGGCCACGCCAGCACGAAGCGCGATGGCTCGGTCTTCGGTGTCGAAAGCCGCCCCAGTCTGACCGGATGCGGAGGCGATCGCCTGCTGCGTGGTCAGCGTGTTGTTGGCTCGAGCGAAAGCGCCAGAGTTGGGGTTGATGCCGTAAGCGGCAAGAGCCCTGCGGTTCTGGTTGGCAGCGTTCGAGAACTGGCTGTTCACCGAGCTGGCAGCGATACCCATGCGACGGTTGACGTTCGCCTCAGAGTCGTAGTCCATTGCATCGGAGGCGCTCTTGCGCTCGATGGGCTGGTACACCTCTTTGTAGTATTCGTTCTGCTCGCGGGCAAACTTGTCCTGCTGCTGCATCGAAGCTCGCAAGTCAGTGATCAGACCCTTGCGAAGCGCGAGGTCTTCCTTTTGCATAGGAAGGATGTCGTTCTTGTAGACCGACTTGTAGAAGTTCATCGCCTCCTCGGCGATCGCGGCGTTCTTTTTGGCGGCTTCGCCGATCTGCGGATCTGGTGCTGGCGCGTCCTTACACATAGGTCACTCCTGAAATACCTTGACGTACTTATTGGCCACATGTTTGTAGCCACAGTACTCGTTGAGCTTGTGTACCTTGTTCAGTACCTTGCTATCAGTGCGGATCTCCCGCACCCCGATTGATTTCAAGCAGTCCTCCATGAACTGCCAAAACCGGAGGGCGGCGAATCCAAGCCTGAACTCAGGCAGGACGTAGTACGTATCCTCGGTCGCGTACAACGTGCCAGTGTGGAGACTGGTGTCGATGTACATGCGAATGTTGCCCACGAGCTTGCCGGACTCAATGTCCCGGCAGGTGAATTGCACCATGCGCCCAGCCCGCTCGTAAGACTTGAGCTGGTCGTAATCCATGTTCAGACCGAACCCGAGGCGGTGCTTCTCAGTCTCCTGAAAGTGAGCCTCGTGCAAGGGATGGATCTCGTCAACGATGTCGGCGAACTTCTCCGCCTGGAAGAACATGCCCTTGTACTCCTTGGACCCGAACTTCTTGGGGTTGTGGGAGTTGTCAGGAGTCTGAAAGGCTTCGGTCTCGATCGCAGCAGCGACCTCCGGCGTCAGCTCCTGGCCAAGATATTTGACCATCGCGCTTCTGAATTGCTGGAGGTTGCTCATAGAGACCAATTCTATTTGGGAGGAGGGGTTATGCGCTCACCACAGAACCTTGCGAGCCCAGTGGTTGGCGCTGAACTTGTCGTCCTTGGTGGAGTTGCCGCTTTTGTCCTTGATGCCAGCAGAGCGAGCCAGGTAGTTTTTGCGCCGCTCGGGGTCCTTGTGCTGGGTGAAATCCTCCATCCCACGCAGGCCGAAGCGAACGAGCTTCACGTCGTCACCCTTCTTGGCCAGGACCACCTTCTTGTGCTTGTCACCAGGTGGCGCGTTCTTGGGCTTGTTGAACCCATCGAACTTCTCACCGCGGTAGACGATCTTGCCGCCCTCACGTTTGACGCTGGATGCTTTCATGGGTCACCTCACTGAATGCGAGCCAAGATCTCGTTCAGGCGCGTGATGACCTGAGCCAGAGTGGCAGTTGAAGGAAGGGGCTGGAGCTTATCCAGGCCGCGTGTCTGACCCATAATGGCGTCCAGGTTCTGCTTGATGGCGTCGAACGCCCGGTCAACGTTGGGCTGACCAGTGCGAACGGTTGGGACTGCGGCCTTCTTCATACCGATGCCGCCCCGAGCTCTTCAAGGGACTCGGCGATCGTGACCGAGTAGGTCGGCACGGTGGCACTTAGACCGATGGCGACAATCTCTCCACGAAAACCAGACGGCAGGCGGAACGGGCTCGAGGAGAAGACCTCTCGCGTGAACACCGGCACGTTGTTGGTGTACAGGGTGAACTGCACACGCTTGGATTGGTTCTGGACCACGGGGACGATGAAGGAGCCGCACACCTCGTGGACCAGCAGCTCATCGTCAGCGAACGACCCTCGCACCAGCTCCGTGTCCAGCATGAGCAACTGGTTCGCGGAGATCTGGCCAGTGTCCAGAGGAACCTGCTTGGCGAACTGGGCGTGTACCTGAGCGACGGAGAAGTTCGTGGGCTTGCCGAGCTGCACTTCGGCGCTCAGCCAGTCACTCTCGTAGCTGAAACCCTGGTTTGAGTCCCAGGCGTAGATCTTGTTGCCCTTGGAGATGTAGAGACGGCCGTCGTACTCGTTGAAGTAGAGCTCGTCGGCGGACTCGTCAACCTCGGTAGAGCCATCAGGCTCGTTCGCGTCAATGATGAAAATTCGGCGCTCGTTGACATCCTGGAACGAGGCGTAGTACTGGCCGTCACGGAAGGAGGCGACGAATGATTCGGGGTTGAGCAAGGCCCACTCGTCAACGCGATACAGATTCTTGGTCAGGTTGGTGATCTGGGCAGGAGTCGCCAGCCACAAGCCGTCATAGCTGGGGTACAAGCAACCGCCGCCAAGGATGGCCACGCCGCGCTTTGCAATACACGGGGCGTAGGTCTCCATCACGGAGGGGCTCATGCCAGCGGGATCGCTGCCGGTGAACAGGATGGGTAGAGACTCGGTCAGCACGATCACGGAGTTGCCGGTCGGGCACAGAGCAACGCCGTTGCCGCTGAAGCTGTATCGGCTGGCATCTGGCCAGAAGTGCGGCTTGTACGGCTCGCTGAAGCACAACTGGTTACCGGACAGGCCGACCAAGCAGCCGTTGGGCAGCGAGATCAGGCTGGTCAAGTTCTTGGGAGGCATCAAGGTCGCCAGGGAGGGCAGGGTCTCGCCGAGCTGAGCCGCCGTCTTGGCGTCCACGTAGGACGTGGTGTTGACTGCGACCTCCTCAACAAACAGCAGGTCGGCCACAACACCAGCCGTGCGGTAGATGCGCTTGACCATGCCGGTCGTGTTGTGCGGAGCATCCTTGAACCAGGAGCCGCCGCTGACGTAGGTCTGAGAAGTGACCAGCGCGATCACAACCTGGTTGTTCGCAGTGTCAACGCTAAGAATCCGGTGGGTGCCGTTGAGGTCTTCCATACCGGTCACGCCCGAGAAGCGGATCACGCTCTGAGCCTCGAGGCCGAAGACGTTGTTGAGGGTGACCTCGACACGACCTGGAGATGGATTGTTCGCCTGGGCATCTGTCACCGTGCCACTGTTGGGCGGAGCGGCCTGCATGCCGGAGACCGTCCAGGTGCTGTTGGTGAAGCCGTTGATCACGCCGGAGACAGGGCTGGGCGCAGACTCCTCGCCGAAGCGGGTGACGTAGGTGTAGACGTATGCGCGAGCCTCTGCTGCACCGGAACCGCCAACGGCCGTAACCGTGGGGGCTACCGTGGGAGCAAAGACGCCCAGGGCAAACCACGCAGCCGGGTACTTCGCACCAGCAATAGCCGACTCATAGGTCGTCATGCGGGGCTCGAAGTCCTCGGAGGTGAAGTACACCCGACCCAAGGAATCGTTGGCCAAGGGCGAGAGCACGGCATCAACATCGGAGTTCCAAACAAGCCAGTTGTCGGTGGGGCCGGACTCGCCGAAGTGGCGGTAGCGGAACATGCTCTTGATCAGAGACACGGACGAGGTCAGCTCCAGGCCCAAGCCCTTGAGGGGGTCGAGACGCCCAGAGGTGAGCTTGCAGTTCATGGCGCGAGCTGCACGATTGGGGGTCAGGAGTCGGCTGGACGTGCGCGGAACCTGCCCTCGGAATGCTTTGATGTTGATGGCAGTCATCTTGACCCCTTGATTGATCAGGCCATGCTGGCAGCGGAGGCCATTGCCACGTCGTAGAGCTTCTGACGTTGCTCGAGGCCGATGGTGCCGCCGTTGATGCGCTTGGTCATGGCGACCACGTCACCCTTGTCGGCCAGCTCGTTGAGGTTGTTGGTGCTCCAGAACCATGCGGCAGACAAAGCTGCGTAGGCTGGCTCGAGCAGCTTCTCAGGGTTGGCGATCAGGTCCACGCCAATGGCATCGCCACAGCGTTTGTAATTCGAACGGCCAGTGAGCTGTTTGAGACCTCGGCCCATGAAAGCGCTGCCATCACCCGGCTCGGTGTTACCCAGGTTCTTGCGACCGAACTCACCGCCGTACAGGATGTCGGCCAGAGCCTTCTGGTTGGCCTTCTGGCCCGTGGCTTCATTGCGACCAAACTTGCGAGCATCGGCTTCGCTGATGCGGTGACGACCGAAGAGCTTGAGGATTGCCTCGACCTTGTAGTTCAGGTTCTCCTGGAGGCTGGCCATACCGGCAGACTCGTGACCGATCTGGCTCAGGAACCCGGCGATGCGCTTGGGCGTGTCGATGTTGAAGCGCTTGCAGGCTTCCTGGACGTGGGGCAGAAACTTCGCCGCGTTCTCACGGGTTGCGCCGGTTGCGGCCATCAAGTATTCGGTGGTCAGTTCAGTCATTGAAAAGTTCTCTGGTTATTGCTTGCTCATTGCTGTCCAGGCGTTGAAGAGGAGTTCTGAATCAACGGCGTGTCCATCAGCTTTTTCTGCCACGCTGAGATATTCTTTTGTGCATTGCTCGAATACGACACTGAGGGTTTGGGCGTACTTGGAAAGGGAGGCGTGGGTAGCGTCGGGGATGACTGAACGACTTGCAACGAGGTCGTCCCGCAGGCGGTCACGCTCATCACGAGCGGCAGCAGCAGCCACAGCATTGGCCTTGATTTGAACTTGAGCCTTGGCGAGTGCATCGTCTTTCTCCTTTTGAAGTCTGGCGTTCTCGGCCATCACCTTTTCAGTCGCGGCCTGCACCGCCAGCGCGTGATCGGAGACCATGCTCTCGATCTTAGAGTTGAGCCTCCAGCCGTTGACGACCCAGCCACCAGCCAGCCCCGCAACAAGCGAGACGGCCGCAGCGATTAGGACCGCCTGGGTGTTGAAGGCGCTGAACGGGTTGATCATTCACTTGCCTTGTTCATGCTGGTACGAACCCAGCCAGACACAGCCATGAACGCAACCACGATGGTGCCCATCGCGCCCACGTAGGTGGTGGCAATGCCCATCAGGGCGTTGATCGTGTCAGTGCTGGCGTAGATCACCATGAACATGATCAAGAAGAACGGAAGCCAGAGCGCCGCCCAGGCCATGACTCGTTGCTGGTCCTGCAACTTGTCCATGTTCTCGATCTGCATCATCCGCTCACTGCGGTTGAGTTCTTCATCGGTCACAGTGCCGTCGTTGTTCATGTCGAACTGGCCGTACTTGGAGCCGCTCTCAAGTTGTTTGTGCTCGCTCATTTGCGATCCTTCATCAACGTGTAAATCAATTCAGCCAGCCAGTAAGCGACGTACAGCAGGGCAAACAAGCAAGCAGTCCAGAAGGCGTTCATGAGGTAGTACATGCGCCGCTCCTTCTTGGCGATCTCGGCGCGCGCCCGCTCCTTCTCTGCCTCTTCGCGTTTGCGCTTGGCGTCCGACTGGAACTTGAGCCAGTCTTGCCACAGGCCACCACGGCCTTGGTAAATCATCATCAGCTTGAGTTCTTCCTCTTGCTTCTTGAGCTTCTCAAGAGCCATGAACGCTTCGAGGTCGCCCCTATCTGAGCCACCACTGGCCTTGGCCTTCTTTTGGATCTCGTCCTTGGTGTCGAAGTATTTGAACAGCGACTCGCCAGCGGCCATGATGTCGCCACTGTTCTGCACCGCCTCCTTGATGACGGAGAAGGCGGCGTTGGCAATGGCGAGTTCGGCGAGCATGGTCAGCTGCCCTTCATATGCCCAGCGACCCAAGCGACAGCCGCGCCCACGCTGGACGCGATGGTCATGCCCATCCAGAAGCCGCCCTTGCCCTTGTTGGCAAGCTCAAGCAGTTCTGCGATCTGACCTTCCATCTTGTCGATCTTCTTGTCCATCTGCGTGACGCGCTCCCACAGCACGCCATACTTTACGGGGTCAATTTCACCGGGTTCCACATCACGGCTCTTTCTGGCATTGCCTTAGTTGGGGTACAGAAGAACGTCATCAGCGTCACCGACGATTGGGTCGATGCGGCCCTTCACCAAGTCAACGATCATGTCGTTGTCATCCTTCTTGCCAGCCAGCGCGTTGTTGCTGCTGTTCAGGGCGATCTCGGCGTTCTTGGTGATCGAATAGAACTGGGTGATGCTGGGGATGATCAGCGAGGCCCAGGGCAGCAACGCCTCAGCAGTGGACTTGGGTGCGGCGATGGCTTGCTGGTTTGACTTGGAGCCGCTGGACTTCTGAGCGAAGTACATGATGGCCATGCCCCTGGCTTGCGCGTCACCGCCAGAGGCCATCTGCGTGATAGCCATGTCGGCGCGGAGTTCCTGCTCGGCCAAACGCTTCTCGCGCTCGGTCAAGGCGTTGTAGTAGGCATCTTGGTTGGTGGCACAGGCCGTCAGCGTCAAGGCTGCTGCGGCGATTGCAAGTAGCTTCATTGGAGTTCTCCTTCATTGGTTGCTGGCTCGGGTTCCGGAACAGGCTCCGGCATGACATCCCACTCGCCAGTGACCTCGTTGAACTCGACAACGAAGCCTGGGCCGGGATTGGGTTTGGGCGGACGAGGAATGTCTTCGGCCACCCAGCCGCTACCAATCCACTTCACCCTCTTACCAGCGGGAACAAATGGAGGCGTGGCCTCGATCGTCCCGGCAGGCATATGAAAGACACCGGGCTCGAGCGGAGACTCATCGGCAGTGGTGACGCCGACGAAGTAACCACCTTGATCCAGTTGAACAACTTGTTTTTGATTCATTTGCTACCTCAATACTTAATGCAAGCCAACAGGGACACGTTGCGGGGGCGGGTCTCGGAGCTGCCAGCAGCGTCAACGCTAACGCTGTGGGAGTGCGAGCCAGCGCCGCCGGTGTTGGCGGTAGCGCCGGAAGCCCAACCTGCGCCACCTTGGGTAAATTGCTGAAGCTCGTTAACACCCACCTGCGAGTGGACGTGGTTGCCAACCGTGTTCGTGGATGCCGAGTGGGCGTGGCTACCAAATGCATGGCCCTGAGCATTGCCAAATCCACGACTCGGATCAGCGCCACGGCCGTCGTCCCAACCGCGGATGAACTCACCGCGGAGGTCGGGCACGTTGAAGGTCGTGGAACCGTTGCCAGCCCCGTAGGCAGTGCCAATGGCCTCGAAAAGGTCGGAGAACGTAGTGCGCGAGATCGCTGCACCGTTGCACTTGAGCCAGCCTTCTGGAGGGGCTGAGTTGGCGAAGTGCGCCACCATCCCCGAGGGCTGGACTTGAATCATGGTTCTGGTTTGCGGCATCAGTTCTTCTCCATTACTTGGCCGAGGCGGCGCTCTCTAATTTGTCGATGCGGTGCTCGAGCTCCTTGATCGCCTCGACCAGGAGGCCGACCAGGTTGCCGTAAGCAACGGAGAGGTGATCGCCTGGCACCACGGCCTCAGGCATGACGCGAATGACATCCTGGGCAATCAAGCCCGTCTGGCGAGAACCTGAGTCGATGCGGGTGTAGGTGTAGCCCGTCAGGCGGCTGACCTTGTCCATCGCATGCTCGATGACATGCAGGTCCTTCTTGAGGCGGATGTCGGAGAAGGCAGAAACGTTGCCTGGGGCAGTGAAGTCGCCCGTGTCGCCAAAGCGGAACTGCTTGTAGTCGCCAGTCGTGCCCGTCTGGACGTAAGCAGCCTGCTGCGCCACGTTGTAGTAGAAGGCTACGTCGTCATCTGGGCCGACACGGATGCCGGGTTCAAAGCGGTTCTGACCCAGGAACGTGTTGTCGCCGTAATAGGTGTTGTTGCCTGACAGGGCGTTGATGGACTGCTCAATGTCCAGGGCGGTCAACCGAAGGCCAACAACAGCGCCAGCGAGGAACGCTCGAGCAGTCGTGCCCTCTTGAGCGCGGAGCACGTTGCTGAAAACTCCAGAACCAGAAGTCCGAGTCCTCACGTAAACGATCTCGATGTTGCCCAGCGAGTCCTGGATGACCGCCTTGAACCAGCTATTCACTGACGGCAGAGCACCAGCTCCCACGTTGGCCACTGGAAACAGGTCGGCTTTGACCGCCTCGATCGTGATGCTGGTGGCGGATTCGTTGATCGCTGCACTAAGCAAGGCGCGAGCATTGTTGTTAAAGAGTTGTGGCATTACGTGGCCCTCGTGTTCCGGGTATTTTGACTGGTGATGGCTTATTCGCCGCCACTCAAATCGTCTGCTGGCAGCGGCTCATTACCCTCGGCCAGCCAGCTCAAGTACGCTTGGTAGTCCGTGTTGGCGGGGTCGAATGGGATGAAGGCATTGTCCGACAGCCTAGAAACGCTCTGGGCTTCTCCGAATCTTGGGTGGCTTGGGTGTAGTTGGTACATAGTCAAAGCTCCGCAGTGAGTTCAAAATACGCAGCAGCGTTTGCGTTTGCAATTAAATCAACAGGACGATACGCTGCTCCGTACCCCGTTGACCAGACCGCCCTAAATCGTGCGGTGTTTGGGCCTACAAACAAGTTATCCAAAGAAGTTATAGGGGCTGTGAAGGTGTTGGTGTCATTTACAGCGCAATTTGATTGGGCTAGCGTTGGTGACGCCCGCATGCTTACTGGGAACGACATTATGAAATACGCGCCAGTTGTTGATACTTGATACCCCAACGCAAAGCCTGTGTAGATTCCACCGCCAGTGTTCAAGCGCGTGTAGTACCGCTGACACAACGCCAACTCAGTACCATAAGGCCGACGCTCAAAAGGCGTGGCGACTGAGCCAGCTTCGAGTTGGACTCCGGTGATGTAGAAGGTGGCTCCGCTTGTGGCAAGGACGCTCACTGCCCCGGTAGCAGACAAAACCAAGTCTGCTGTCCATGCCCCAGCGGTGGCGCTTCTGGTCGCTCCACAACCAAGGCCAAACCGAAGCCGAATACCAAGCCCGTTGTCGGTTAACCAAGTCCCGGTGGTATCTCCGGGAATCGTCAAAGTCTTTTGCTCCCAAGTATTCGCAGAGCTGATTGCATAGGTGAACGGATAGGTTCTGTTCTGCGCCGAGTTGGCAACAGTTCCACCAAATGTTCCCGTCAAGGAACTGCGAACCCAAAAAGTAACCGTCACTGCTTGAGCGCTTGCTGTCCCCCATCCAAGGTCAGCGACATTGAATCCCTCAATATTTTGTTGGACGGTAGAAAACTCAGCCGCGCCAACGGTGTACGCAGAAGTAGAAGTGACGCCCAAGTAGTTTGTAAATCCGGTGGGCGGCGTGACAGCACCAGCGTTTCGCTGAACAGAAAATTTATTTCCAACATTGGTTTGAGAAAGCCATCGGTCAAGCGTATATACGCCGTCAGTCGGTGTCACACTCGCCCCAGCGTTCCTCTGGTCGATCCGCATGTCACCGTTGATGATGCGGTTGCGAAAGCCCTGCAAGCTCTGGGCTGTCGGGGTCATGCCGTTGATCTTCGAGGTGTTGCCGCCGTTGCGGTCTTTGATGTTGTCGAGTAATAGCTCGCTCATGGTTGAGGCTCCACAGGCATCTCAGCCCATACTTGGTTTTCTTCGTCCCAGAAGTACTCGCCGCCATCGTCGGGGTACGGCACGGGGGCTTGCCAGTCGAAGCTGGCGTTCAGCACCCAGCTCGGGTACGGACTGGGCGAAATGAACACATCGTTCACTGCGTCATAGCTGCCGCCGATGCAGGCGTACTGCTTGCGCATGTTGCCGTTGTAGCTGGTCTGCACCCACTCGCCGCCGAGAAGGCTCTGGCAGAACTGCTTACCGATGGCTTCAGACTCCTGGCCGTTCTCGTCCAGGATGTCGCTGTTGTTCACCACGATGACTTGAATCACCGTGCCTTGTTCGTTGATCTGTGCGAAGTGGGCCATTACGCAATCCTGTATCGAAGGACAACAATGCCGGAGCCGCCAGACGCGCCATTGGTGTACGGCGTGTACGTTCCACCGCCACCGCCGCCGCCTGTGTTTGCTGCGCCAGCAGTTGGGTTTGCACGGTTCGATCCAGCGCCAAATCCGCCGCCGCCAGAGCCGCCAGAGCCGCCCTGCGTACTCCTGTTGACGGAGCCGCCACCACCACCACCGCCAGCGTATGTAATGTTTGACCCGGTTTGCAGCGCATTGTTGGCTCCGCCACCTCCGTCGCCACCACGGCCGCCGGAAGATGTGCCAGCGACGTACTGTGCTCCAGCCCCACCTTTACCGCCGCCGCCGCCCGCTGCGATGTAAGAACCGGATACGTGGATGCCTCGGCCACCGCTGTTGCCCTGGCCGCTGGTGCCAGCAGCGCCGTTGATGAATCCGGGAGGGCTCAGCCAGCCACCGCCACCGCCAGAGCCGCCGCTAGAGGGGTTATCGTTTGCTGAGCCGCCGCGACCTCCACCAACGGTAGAAATGCCCAGAGCGGATGAGCTCCCTCCGCTTGCGGCGTGACCTCCACCGCCACCGATGACGATCGAGTGTGATCCCGGTGCCGGAGAAACAGCTCCGGTCAGCATGCCTCCAGCACCACCACCACCGCCAGCGTTTCCATTACCGCCGCCACCACCCGCCACAACGAGATACTCAACGTTGTTGTTGATAGCGCCGGACTCGAGGATTTGGAACGTGCCAGTGCCGGTGAAGGTGTGAACCTTGTAAGTCACACCCCCGGCCGAGTAGGTCGATTCCGTGCCGCCAGAAGCGTTCACGAAAGGACGCCTTGGGCCAGTGGCGAGGGCAACAATACCGGTCACGCGACGCTCCCGGTAATCACGCAAACGGTGCCACTGACAAACAGCACAGAGCACACGCCACGAGTGAGTAGCGATACCGTGGCCTTGTCGGAATCAGCGCCTGAGATGTAGGCCGTGGTGATCGAGCAAGTGACCGTGATACTGGCCGACGTGTTGTTGAACACGGAGACAATGTCGCCCGTCTGAAACACGCCGTTAGGAATGGTGATCGAGCCACCAGTGCCAACCTCGATGAGTTGGCCAACGTCGCCGACTGCAAGCGTGTACGAAGAGGTCTTTGCTAAACCAGAGCGCGGAACTCCAGCGAACCCAAGGGTGCCGCTGTTGTCTGGCAGAGCAAAAGTTCGGTCGGTGTTGGTGTCAGGCGCGGCGATCGTGAGGATGCCGGTGCCGTTGACGTTTCCTTGTACAGCTACTTTGGACATTGCTTACCTCAGTACTTAATGCAGGCCAGCAGAGCCACGTTGCGGGGGCGAGTTTCGGTGCCGCCAGTGCTATTAATTGTTGCTGCTTTATGGCCAATAGTTACATCTGCCCCAATTTGGGTGGACGTGTAACTACTTGTCCAGCGAGAGCCAAACCAGAGTTGTGAGTCGGATGTGTGCGTGTGGCTTGCAAAGGCCTGGTCTTGGAAAGTGCCAAATGCTCGGCCCGTATCAACAGCCCGCCCATCAGCCCACCCGCGAATGAACTCGCCTCGTAGATCAGGCAGCAAGAATGTGGTCGAGCCGTCACCAGCCCCGTAAGTCGTGCCGATTGCGGCAAACAGATCCGCGTAGGCCGTGCGGGACACTGCCGCACCGTTGCACTTAAGGAAGCCGTCAGGAGCCGTCTCTCGAGCGAAGAAGCAAACCTGGCTCACCAGGAACTGCGCCGATGTTGCGGAGACTTTCGATGCGCCGGTGGTGCCATCCAATACAAGTGACATGGCTTCCCCTTAAAGAATGACCCAGCGAGAGCCGCTTGGAACGGTTACTGAAACGCCATCGTTGATCGTGATCGGACCAGTAGACATCGCGTTGTTGCCAGCGGTGATCGCGTAGCTTTCCGCGATGGTGGCCGAGTGCTCCCACAAGCCCGCGGAAGTCGCGTTACCGCCACCCACCGCGCCCCACTCGGCACCGTCGTAGCCCTCGAAGGACTGGGTGTCAGTGTTGAAGCGGAAGAGACCGGCCTCAGGCGTTGCATCACGCTGAACCTCGGTGCCAGTTGGGATCTTTGCGGAGCCCGTGACCGCGGTCTGCTCGACCTTCTTGTCGTTCAGGTTTGTGAAGTTGGCATCGACCTCCGCATTGGTCAGCGGAGACCCTTTGCCAGCGCGGGTGGTGATGTCAGCCATTTATGCAAACCTCCAGGCGTAGCCGTTCTTGATGCGCTGAATGGACTTACGCGAGCAGCAAAATGATTCCGCGATTCTGTTCAAGGGCACGGACTGCGCCACCAAAGACTTGATCTCGAACACCTGCTCAGGAGTAAGCGCCTTTCCAGCCCTAAGCTTCATTGCTTTGTCGATGTGGTTGTCAGCATCAGTACCTGCAAACAGGTGCTCAGGGTTGACGCACAGTGGATTGTCGCAACGATGACAGGCATGCTTGCCTTCAAGAGGGGCAACAAAGTGCTCGTAGGCCCAGCGATGGGCGAGCATCTTTGACCCGCCGCCGACGGCGAGTACGCCATAACCATTGCTGTTCACGGTTCCAGACCACAACCAGCAGCCATCAGACTTGTTGGTGTAGTGCAAGAACCGCTCATCAACGGTCATGTGCTGTGTGTCCCACTTGTTAGCCATGTTGAAACCTACGAAACCGTGATGGTCCAGGTGATAGCCATTGCGTCGTTGGCCTGCTTGTTCACCACAGGGAACGCGGTGCGGCAAAGAGCAGTACCAGCGGAGCCAGCGTTGAAGATGCCAGCCTCGACCAATGCGCCAGTGCCGGTACCAGCGGGGAAGGTTGCGGTGTAGGTCACCACGTTGGCGGCTGAGCTCGCGCCAGACAGGGCCACGCGACCGATCTCGGTGCCCAGGCCAGTGTTGGCACCAGCAGGAGACGTGCCGTCAGTACCGACAGCCATGTGAGTCATTGCCACAGGACTGTTGGTGGTGGTCTTGAGCATGCTGGCGGCGATGAACCCCTTGCCAGTGTCGAGCACCAGGTTCTTGATGTCGCGCTTGTCCTTGACGTTGCCGCTCTCGTCGAGCAGAACGATGCTGACAGCACCCGTGATTTTGATTTGTTCATTAAGCATTGAAGCTCTCCTTAGAAGCTAGTGACCGCGCCAACGTAGGCTTCGGCGAAGTACGTTGGATCACAGTAATCCTGGTTAAGAATCGTCCCGCTGTCGGAGACGCTGAGCGCGTCTTGATAGACAGGACTGACAGCTCGGTTCAGCTCGTCTGAAGCGAAGGCAACGTTTACAAACGTGGTCGAGAACACGAAGTCAAGACCGTCGCTGGCACCGAACCCATCATTGATGCCAACGCCGTCAGACAGCGACTTGCTGTACTCGTACGAGCTGGCATCCAACACAAGCTGCAAATCGTCCAGAGCCTTGATCGAATCGAGGACGGCCGCATCCGAAATCGTGGATGCATCTGCAAGCAGCTTGCTGTAAGAAATTGTTTGAGCGTCATCGGTGGCCAACGAGTGCGCGAGCGCCTTGGACACAGAGATGACCGCGGCATCGAAAACGCTCTGCGCGTCAGCCAGGGACTTGTCAAAGCTGCGGGAAGCAGCATCGGAAGCAAGAACAGAGTCAGACGCAGCCTTGACGACATCAACGACGGTCGCATCGGTCAGGCCGATCGAGTCGAAGAAGTCGCGCAGGAAGATGATCGTGGTTAGGAACGACTCCTGGAGCGAGACGCTGTCAGCCAGAGACTTGTCGAACTCGATGAAGTCGCTGTCGCTCGTGGAGACCTGGTCCTCGAACGGCTTGCTCAGCAGCAGGGCCGCACCATCCGTGGTCACCACGGAGTGCTGGATGTAGCGGTAGCGACCAGTGGCATCAGCAACGCCATCGGACGCGAGCGTCACCCAGGCGGTGTTGGACACCATGTCCGGAGTCGGCTGAGCCGAGACGGTCAGGTTGATATAGGCGATCTCGGTCGCCATCAAGACGTAGCTCGAGCTGGTCGGGGTCCCCTGAACAACGATCGAGGTACGCAGGGTCATCAGAAGTCCTCACGCACCTTGAACTTGAGCAGGTCGAACACCGTCTGCACCTGGCCGTCCTGGAAGGTGATCTCGATCTCGCCCTCGTAGTCGCCTGCCTGACCCTGGAGCATCTCCGGGGCAGAGGCCGGGTAGAACACGACCTGACCAGTGGGGCCGTTGACCACGGTGCCGACCACAGTAGCTTGCAGTGTGGACACGCCCGCCTGACGGAACTTCAGTCGAGGAGTGCAGCCAGTGACATCGACCGGCAGACCGGTCTTGTCATCGGCAATGTTGCAGACGATCGCGGGACGGGTGTCACCTTGGACCAGCTTGATCTTTTCGCTCATCTCAAATCCTCCGCATCTTCACGCTCTGGTTCGAGCGAACATGCCCAGCGTTGGCGCGGAGCTTTGCATTGTTGACGCCGCGATCGAAGATCATCTTGTTGACCGCGGCCATCTGAATGTTGGTATAGGGTTTACCCGCAGACGACATGAGTCGTGTCAGTGCGCCAGCAGCGATCACCTCGGCGTAGTCTTCGAAGATCACGTCCTCGACAGACTCGGAGCTGCGGGTGGGCTTGAGGGCCACGCGCATCGTCAGGCCGTTGCGGTAGGTCTTGTCAGGCACAGGCCACACGGTGACCGAGCGCTCCTCCTTCTGGAGGTAGTACTGGGGTGTGGAGGGTTTGGACTCGTACTCGTCGTACAGGCGGTTATAGACCGATGCGGCAGCGATGAAGTCGGGTGCCAGCGGGTCGATCTTGTTGCCATTGACCCAGGCTCGCTGGATCTTGATGATCAGGGTTTCCTTGACCGGGGGCTCGAGGTCGTAGTCGATCAAGCCTTCGCGGATGGTCACGGGGTCGTGGTCGCGGGTCAGGATCAGGCTGCGCTCGCAGAACTCGATCGCCGAATTGCGAATGGCCAGCAAGACCACTGGCTCGGGTGCGCCTGCAACCTCGGGCAGGACGTAGGGGAAGAAGCTCTCGTAGCTCGTCATACGACACCACCCATCTGTGCAGCAGGCACATTGGGCTCAGCGCCCTTGCGGTTGAGGTTGGGCGAGTAGGCGTTGTCCTTGGCCGTCTTGATGCCCATCGCGCCGTTGAACGCCGCCAGGTAAGCGCCAGCGACCTGAGGCTTCGAGGTGAACTCGGTGTCCTTGCTGTAAGCGCGGAACATCACGTAGTTCAGAGTCGGCTCGAAGTAAGCCTCGGACAGGCTCAGTTCATCGGCAACGACGTTGACCTTGGCCGGGTACTTGGAGAAGACCGCTTCGATCTTGGTACCGGCCGTCACTGGCGGGTACACGAAGTAGGAGGTCGGGATGCGCTCGTCATAGGTGAAGTGACGGACCTCGGCCTTCTTGGTGGCTTGGTGCCAGTAGGGGTCAAACTGGTCAAGCGTCTCGCGTTCGATGATGCGCACAGCACGACCGGGCGAAACGCCGTCAGCAGCCATGTTGCGGACCACATCGAGCAAGCGGAAGTTGTCAGCAGGGATCGACTGCTTGGAGCCAGCGACCAAAGTCACAACCTTGGGGTCGGGACTGGCGTCGGGTCGAACGGTTGCAACCGCTCGCTGGGCGTCGTTGATCCAGCTAATCAACTCAGAGTCCGACCAGCGATACTGATCGACCTCCTCATCGTTGAGCAGCTTGCGAGCGCGAGAGATAAGCTCTGAGACGTTCATGCCTGTTCCGAAGACTTGGTTGAGGGCTTACGCCCTGCTTTGGACACCTGTCTGCGAAACGCCGTGATGGCCGTTGACAACTCGTTGTCTGGCTCTTGGTCCGCGCTGGCTTGGGTTGGATTTTGACTGGTGTTTTCTGGCTGCGGCTCTGGCTCAGCCGGGAGCTTGGGCTCGGGGACGTAGAGCTCCATGTCGGGGCGCTGAGCGAGGTTCTCAGTCCAGACGTAGATCGTGCCAGTGGTTTTTTGTTTCAGTAGTTTGCGCATAAAAAAAGGGAGGGGAGTTACCCCCTCCCCCTCTCGGGTTGAGAAGAATTACTTCTTCACGTAGGCGGCGACCAAAGCCTCAGGCTTGGCAACCTTGTAGCCGTACACGTTCAAGCCGCGCACGATGTTGCCGAAGGTGCTCTGAGCACGCAGAGTTTCGACGTTCGTGATTTGCGAAGCGAAGGTGATGGCATCACGGGTACCGGCCATGACGTTCCAGGCGGTGGTGTCGGCGTCAGCGCCAGAACCACCAGCGGTAGCGTTAGCACCCAGGTCGGTGACACTGGTCAGGTTGTTGCTGATGTAGACCGTGAAGCGGTCGATCATGCCGATCTTGCCGTTGCGCAGCGGGGTAACGCTGTCACCGGTCAAGTAGGCTTGCTTCAAGTCAGAGCGCTTGATCAGCGAAGCCATCCAGGCGGGCAACACAGCCCAACGGCCGTCTTCGGGCACGTTCTGCTCGTCCAAGGCCTGGCCCATGTCCAGCAACAGATCCAGGACGGTGTCCTTGGTGATCTGGCGGGGAGCGCCGGTAGCGCCCAGGTTCAAGCCACCAGACAAAGCGCCAGCGTTGGCACCCTTGTTGGCGGTGGCGGCGTCAGCGAAGACGTTGCCCAACACGTCGCCGTCGATGGCGATCTTCATTTGCTGACTTGCGTCATTGGTGAAGATGTCCATCAACTTGATGTCGGCCTGAACTTCGTCCACATCGTCCAGGACCACGCTGAAGTAGCGGCCCTTGTCGATGTTCAGTTCCAACGGGGTGCTTTGGGGCACTTCGTTGGTCAAGTTCTGACCCTTGGTGTAGGCGCGGATGGTGATCGTGGGGATCGTGCGGATGGTGATCTTGTCGCCCATCGACTTGATCTCGCCTTCCCAGTCGTTGTTGGTGATCTCGCCCAGGACGGTGCTCTTGTAGAACTTGACCTGGAGCTTGCCCGACCACAACTCGGGGATGAAGCCGTTTGCACCGGCGTAGGTATCAGTGGTTTGACCGGCTACATAGTAGCCACTGGTTGCTGCAATAGACATTTTGATTTCCTCTTACGAGAGCTGGCTCACCGGACTCGTTGTTCTCGGATTGCCAACTGGATTTCAGTATCAATGGCAGCAGCTTTTTCCTCAGTGAACTCACCCTTGCGGTCACGCGAATAGAAATCCGCTATCTCGGCTCGGGTCCAGATCTTCTTGCCAGCCGGTGGGGCATCTACACGAGAGCCAACCGGGGCGACCTGGGACGCCAATGAGTTATCGGCTGCTGCCGACGTTTGTTCCTGAACCCGCCTGTACGCCTTAAAGAATCTGGCAACGCGATCCGCATCGCGCCCCTCTTCAGCCTGCGACAGAAGCACTTGACGTTGGGCACCTGTGAGCTCATCGAGCTCGCCAAGCCACTCATGGAAGTTCGGGTCGTCGTTAACCGCCATCCAGTCCGGAACCGCGTTGGCCAACTTCTCATAAAAGTCAACTTCCTTGGTCTCGGTCGTTTTGACCTTAACTTCACCCAGCTCGCGCCGGAGTTCAGCGATCTCACCATCCTTGTTCGATACCTCTTCACGCGCTGCGCGACGGATCAAATCAACAAGGGGCTCGCCGTACTCACTCACTTCCTCAGGCTTGATCAGCGATTCCTTGGGCTTCGCCATCAGTGCCTTCAACGCCTCCACTTCTTCGGTCAGGCTATTCAACTTCGCATCGCGTTCCTTGATCGCGGCATGCAATCGCGGGACCTCGGCGTTGTACTTGCCGTGCAGGGTCTTGTATCGAGCTTCCCATTTCTCGTCTCCCTCAGTGGGGGCTGGAGCTGGTGCTGGATCAGACGCCGCAGGTGCCGGGGTAGCGCTCACAGGCTCCGTGCTGGGGGCCGGTGCATCGGTCGGGGGAGTTGCACCCTCGACCTGTGATGGCTGCTGCTTGGACGCTGCAAGTCGTTGAAGAGCTTCTTCTGCCTTTCTTTCCGCCTCAATGACGGCGCGTGGTAGGTTCAATTTTTTCTCCTTGAGCCTTCACTTCCTTTCAGGGGCCTCTGAGGGTTTTCCCTAAGTTGGTAGTTCCGGTGTTCTCGGTCGCCAGTGAAGCGCCACTGGCAAGCGTGTGCCCTGGTGGGCGTTATCTCATCCTTTGGAGCGTCTCCCGCGCTGTGGCCTTCTTCACTAAGAACTCCTCCAGCGCCTGGGCTGCACCCTGATTCCACCTGGTCTGAACTTCATCCCGAGTGGAATCGGTGATCTTGCGAATGTCACTCAACGACACGTTGAGCCACGTACAGATCTCCTCAAAGTAAGCGTTGCCTTCTAATGAATTCAACGCTGCAATTACTCT